ATTGAGGGCCAGGTTTGCTATCTTTTGAATCTGGATATCCCGAATAAGGAAGAGATTGCATATTTAAAAAACGCAATCTCGGATTTATTCCAATTGTTTTACGAATGCCCGCTGCAAAGCGGTTCTTCGAAGCGAACGCTTCGTCGATTTGTCCGACTGTCGATAACTCGGGTTCTTGACGCTATACGCGTCACCGGTTATCTTCAGTTTTCAAAAGACTTGAAGGATGCTGCTTCAGTATTCCTCAAATGTTACCAGTTTGATTCTTTTGGTAACGTTACATTTGTGTGGAATGAAGCCCTTTCAAAGGTTCCGTTTAGCTTAGCTCTTCGAGCCTGTGCTAAGTTTCCCGATAATACTCAGCTTGCTAAGTGGGCGCTATCGTGTTTAGTATGTCTTAACAAACTTCCCTTGAGTCGCCCAGACTTGTCGCTATCTACCTATGAAAAGTGGGTAGGTATTCAAAGTCATGAGGTCAAGGATGTTGCCGACTTCAACATGGATTACGTTTTAGCCTTACGGCAAATCGTGTCCTGGTTGGTGACTGATAAAGTATGGACTTACCCGACTCATGGTAAACATGGACCGGGCAATACCACTAATGGTGCTAGCACGATTCCTGAAAAGGAAGAGGACTTTGCTCCGTGTTATCAGTCGGAATCAATCTATCCGACTAGGCGGACGCACTTTTGGCGGGCCACACCTGAGAACTCACTTTACGCTGATGTTGACAAGGATACTTCTTCTCGACGTAGTATCACGCAAGAAAGTGTGTCTATGATGTTCGCCCAGCAGTCTATTAAACGCCAGATATACAAGGCGTGTGATAGTGGTGACTTGAACCTCTCTAGATATGTAAAGTTCTCAGACCAATCGCGATCACAGGAGCTTGCGCTTCAGTTCTCGCTGTTTTCTGGAACTAACGGATCAGCGACTGTAGATATGAGCTGGGCTTCGGATTTAATATCTTCGGACCTAGTTGCTTTCATATTCACAGGAGAAGCAGCCTTTAAGTTTATGGCTGCACGTACTTGGTTCATCGATGTTCTTCGTAAGAAGGACAAGAATGGCCGCGTCATCAAAACCGTTAGTATAGAGCCGAAGATGTACGCCGGTATGGGTGCAGCTACGACTTTTCCCCTGCAGACGATAGTATTCACGGCCTGCGCAATTCTTTCCCTAATCATCTCGGATCGTTATCCGGATGGTCATGATAAAACTGCATGGGAAGGTAAATACTATCACGCTG